ACTATTGTTTATATAAAAAGTCTTATTACATTTGCATAAAACCAAACGTAATATGAACTTTAATCCTACCAGAGATTGGGTAGTTCTCCCAATCCCACACAAGAAAGTAACAGACAGCGGAATTCTTTTATCTGATGAAGCCGCGAACTCACTTAAGTCTAACATCTTAGAAGCCCTCAAAGTTGGACCAGAATGTAAGCTGGTTAAAGAGGGAGATATGGTCTACGTGCACCCACACACTGAGGGTGTTATTATTACTGTTGAAGGAATTGACTACGTTATGATTAACGAATTCATGATTCTAGGTACACTATGACTGGAAGCGTTACCATCTCATTAGAGGACTACGAAGAACTTAAAGACGGTTCTAAATCATCAATAGAACTAAAGTCTAAAGTTATCAAAGCAGCCAAAGAGATAGAGGTATTCTTGTCATTTCTATGCACCAGGGAAAGTATCTCTGAGTATATAACCGAGTTTAACTCGTATTCAAAGAAGTGCAAGATTCATCTAATTGATGGTAAGGCTAAAATAGAACTTAACGAATTACAAGATGAAGAAGTTTAACATTACTGTAGATTCCACTAAGAAATTCTTGCAAGCTTTTAACGGGATTTTTAATATGACATCTATGGAACTATCGGTTCTAGCAGAATTGATGGACCATGGGGATACAGTAAATCTATGTTCCCCAGATAACAAAAGAAAGGTGTCAAAGCTATTAGAAATCAAAGACCACAACACCCTGAATAACTACGTAAAAAGACTTAAGGATAAAAAAGCTATCATAAAGTCTAAGGATGGGTATGTGGTAAACCCAGTTTTAAGGAAGCAAGATTCTCAAATTATCATAACTATAAAGAATGGAGGAAACAAGACTGACTGATGTCATAACGGTCTTCTATGTAGAGCATCACGATGCTGTTATAGTAGTAACACAATCTCCAACTGGAGTAGTTAAAAGAATAGATACAACTTACTCAACAGATTATATAAACTAATGGAAAAACAATTCCCCTCATTTCTTCAGATGATGACTAACTATGTTAAGTCGTCTGCAAAGCACATTGCTAACGGTCTTAAAGTGACTACAGAAGAACAATATCGTAACAGATTGCAAGCTTGCCACTCCTGCCCAAACCTAAGTGAAGAGAAAAGATGTCTTCTCTGTGGTTGTTATGTAGAAAGTAAGGCATACAGAATCTCTGACTACTGTCCAGACAACCCCCCAAGATGGGAGAAGTTAACTATTGGAGAAGACGGAGTCCCTGTATCCATTAAATCTACAGATAATGCAAAAGGAGAAGATAATAATACAGAAGCTAGCAACAAAGCATAATCTCCCACTGCAGAAAATAGAAGAGATAGTCTACTCTCAATTTAAATACGTGGCTAAGGTCATGAAAGAGGGAGGTTTTGCTTCAATTCGACTGCAATATTTTGGGAAATTTCATGCAAAAAGTGAACGTATAGCTCATCTAAACGAGAAAACCAGGCGCAAAAATGAAAGACTTGCTAACAGTAAATAATAACGTAGTCATACCATCTCCGTATGCGCTGACTATTGCAGAATTTGAGAAGTTAACTACTAAAGAGTTAGCATTTATCTACTTTTTTGCAGATCATAGGTCTAGTTATGCAGCTTATGACGAAGAAGAGAGAAAGAATAAGTTATTAGAAGAGTTAAAGGTCAAGTCAACTCCTAACTTACATGCAGGATTGCAGAAGTACAGGGAATTGTCTGATACACATGCTACCAAACTATTAAAGTCAGCTAGGTCTGCAGTTAATAAGCTAGAGAAGTACTTCAAAGATATAGACTTAACAGCTATGGATGAGAATGGAAAGCTTCTCTATCAAGCTAAAGACCTTGTTGCTAACCTATCTAAGATTGGAGAGGTAATCGAAGGATTAGATAGACTAGAAGAACTGGTACAGAAGCAGCAAGCTAAGGACAACCCAAACAGAGCTGGGGTTAAGACCAACAAATACAGTGAATAATGCTGAAGGATACCCATCTATTCTCACCTGCTGCTAGGCATTATATTGAGTATGGGCATTACACTGATGCCCTCCCTGGAACCAAGCAATACTACGAGTATTGGGATGGTGAACAGTTTAGATGCATGCACGGGTATGAGATAAATGGGGTTAAGATATCAGGCTTTCACTATTTCTACCTTAACTACTGTCCTATTGATAGGATTATCGATGAAGAACAGCCAGATGGGGAGATAATATCTAGAAGAGATAGAACCTTCCCAGCTTTTTATGATGGAGATTACCACTATTTTAACTCTGTAGATAAGGCTAGAAAAGAAAACAAACACATGGTTGTCTTAAAAGCTAGACGTAAGGGTTTCTCTTACAAAGCTGCAGCCATGCTATGTAGAAACTACTTTCATCTAAGGAATAGTAAGAACTTTGTGTTTGCATCGGATAAGCAGTACTTGATTGGGGATGGAATGCTATCTAAAGCTTGGGATATTATCTCTTTCATAGACGATAACACAGCTTGGACACAACCACGTTTGATTGACCGTGAGATGCACAAGCAATCGGGGTATAAGAAGAACGTAAATGGAGCTGACGTAACTCTAGGGTTTAAGTCACAGATAATTGGGGTAAGCTTAAAAGATGACCCAGACAAGATACGTGGTAAAGCAGGGGAGTTAATCTTCTTCGAAGAATCAGGTTCATTCTCAGGTTTGCTTAAAGCTTGGGAGGTAGCTATGCCTACTATGAGACAAGGTTCTAAGACGCTGGGAACTATGATTGCCTTTGGAACTGGTGGGGAAGAGGGCCCTGGATTCGAAGGACTGGAAGAACTCTTCTATCACCCTGATGCTTACAACTGTTTAGGCTTTGATAACGATTGGGATTCAGGAGCCATGGGAACTCAGTGTGGTTACTTCGTCCCTATCTACCAAAATCTAGATGGATTTATGGATGTAGATGGGAATAGCCTAGTACAAGAAGCAATTGAGTACGAGGAGATGCAAAGGGAGAATAAAAAGAAGGCTAACGATCCAAAGTCCCACGACCAGTACATTGCTGAACATCCATTTAGTCCTCAGGAAGCTACTCTTCAAGTAACATCTAACACATTTGATGTTAGCTCCTTAAAAGAGCAGTACAATAAAGTAATCTCTAATAACCTACAAAAGATAGGGGTTGCAGGAAGATTCTATTATGACTCACAAAACAAGATAGCCTTCTCCCCAGCTCCTGATGCTAATCCAATCCATAAGTTTCCTCACAGAAAAGATGATGACTTGACTGGATGCCCAGTTATTTACGAAGCTCCGTATAAAACTAAAGAAGGATTAACCCCAAAGAATTTATACATCATATGTCATGACCCGTATGCACAGGGAAAGGCTGAAAGCTCAATGTCTTTGGGGGCTGCATACGTAATTAAAGTTCCAAACAATGTATCTCAACCAGACGATTTAATTGTTGCATCTTATATAGGCCGTCCACAAACTCAAGACGAATATAATAGAAACCTATTCATGCTTGCTGAATTCTACAATGCTAAGATAGGATTCGAAAATGACCGAGGTGAGGTAATTGCCTATGCTAAAAGGTTCAGGAAACTACATCTTCTCCAAGAAGAGTTTGAGATGTTAGATAAAAGAGAGCTTAGAAGTAAAACAGTTAAACGTCAGTATGGTATGCACATGACTGAGCAACGGAAATCCCAAGGAGAGTTGTATATTAGAGACTGGCTAATCAGTGGAAGAGGAGCAGATGAGGATGGAAATGTGACTTTAAACATGCATAAGATATACGATCCTGCACTGTTACAAGAGTTGATTAAGTTTAATAGGAAGGGTAACTTTGACCGTGTGATGGCACTAATGGTTGGTATGTATCACACTAGAGAACTATTTAACAAGGAACTAAGGTTAGACAATGACGATAATGCAACCAATGAATGGTTTGATAGGATATATAAATAATGCTATAGTACTAATAAAAAGCACAAAAGAGTCGTAAATTAGCCTCTAGTATAAAACTAAAGTAATTTTGTATTAATGTTCGGACAAGCCTCAATACCTAAGCAAAGAATTCCTCTCTCTCAGAAAACAGAAAAATGGGGAAAAGAGTGTGTAGACGCATTCATAGACTTATCAAAATTTGGGTTAAGTGAACGAAGAAGTTACTTGAAATCCATGTATGATTACTACAATGGTGTAATCGATGAGGAGGATTACAACTATGTGCTAAAGCCATACGGGAAAACAAGAAGTCACTTCCCATCTAAGATGAGGAACTACCCCATCATCAAACCTATCATAGACCTATTGCTTGGGGAAAAATCAAAACGTCCACTAGAGTTCACAGTAACCGTTCAGAACTCTGATGCAGTCAGCATTAAAGAAGAGGCTTTAAAAAATCTAATTCTGCAAAATCTAAGGGAGCGGTTCCTTGCAGAGTTAGTAAAATCCGGACAAGTGGATATGCAACAGGAGCAGGTTGAAGAACCTCCACTCCCAAGGCAAATCCAGGAGGAATTCAATAGGTCTTACAAAGATAGAAGAGCTATTAAAGGGCAAGCTAGCCTTAACTATATAATGTATTACAATGAAATCTACGATAAGCTTCAAAAGCAGTGGTTTCATTTCTTGGTATCAGGAGAGTGTTACTCACATAAAGGGGTAAGAAGAAACGAACCTTTCTATGAGGTAATAAACCCATTAGATGTAGACTTTGATAAAGATCCTGATATCGACTTTGTAGAAGATGCAGACTGGGCTATTATTAGAAAATTCTCACATGCCTCAACTATCGTAGATGCATATGGGGATTACTTGTCAGAAGAACAAGTTCTAGATTTAGAGAACCCAACTCATACTTCATCTGAAGCTTACCTACTTTATAGAGTACAAGCTTCTGGGGCAGATAGCAACATGAATCGTAATAGACTCATTGAGGTTATCACTGTCTATTGGAAAAGTAGAAAAAGGATTGGGTTTATGACCTACGTAAATCCAGAGACTGGAGTACCTGAAACAGTATCTATCCAAGATGGATTTAGAATAACCCCTGAACTAAAAGAGTTAGGGGCTAAAGTAGAATGGGAATGGGTTAACGAAGTATGGGAGGGAACTCGTATAGATGGAAGATTCTATATCAGAGTTAATCCTGTAGCTAACCAAAGAACCAGCCTAGACAACCCATCTTTGTGCAAACTCCCAATTAATGGAAGAAAGTACTCTGATATTAACTCTCAGAATGTTTCGATAGTAAGTCTTGGTATTCCTTACCAGCTTAACTATAATATTTATAAGTATCGTCTGGAGCTAGCTATTGCAAGAAGCAAAGACATTATTGCTCAGTTCGATATTAACATGATCCCTAAAAATTGGGACATGGATAAGTTTATGTACTTTGTAGAAGGTACAGGTATTGCTTGGGTGGATTATAACAAAGAAGGTATAATCTTATCCCCACAACACCAGTCTGTACTAGACATGTCTATTAAGACAATATCTCAGTATCTAACTCTCCTTGAATCTATCATGGTTGAATGGGAGAAAGTCAGTGGGGTAACTAGACAAAGACAAGGACAGATGGGCACCTATGAAGGTAAAGCTACATCTCAACAAAGTATTGTACAATCTTCACATATAACTGAAGACTTGTTTAGAAAGTTCTCTCACTTTGAACAAAGAGAATTGCAAGGAATGCTAGACTACTCTAAAGTAGCCTGGATAAATGGAAAGAAATCTATGTACGTCCTTCCTGATGGATCTGTAGATGATATTGACGTAGACCCACTAACTCATATGGAAAGTGAGTACGGAATCTTCGTATCAGATGCAGGTAAGGATGTAGAAAGAATGCAAAAAATAGAAGGATTAACTCAAGCAGCACTACAAAATGGTACTCCACTCTCATCAATCATTTCAATCTTTGAAAGCAACAGTTTTGCACAAATTAAAGACAAAGTTATCCAAGCTGAAAAATCTGCTCAAGAGCTGGCTAAAGCTCAGCAGCAAGCAGAGCAAGAAGCAAAAGCCCAAGAAATGCAAATGCAGCAACAAAACTTGCAAATGCAATTAGTGGAGAAGGAGAAAGATAGACAAATGCAGATTGAAAAGGCCTTGATTGCTGCAGAAACTTCTGTTAATGGGAATAGTGCAAGTCTAGAGAAGATGTTGCAGGACTTCCAACTTAAGCAAGAAGAACTAGCACTTAAGGAAAGAGAACTCGATATAAAAGCTCAGCAAGTAAATAAAGAGTAATGGGTTATATAGAAAAACTTCAGAAAAGCTCAGTCCCTGCACTAGTTGTAGAGATGATGCAAGCATCTAATAGACTTCACGTGTTGCACTTAAGTATAACTGGAAGAGGATCATTTGCAGCACATAAAGCTTTGCAAGAAATATATGAAGCTTTAGTATCACATGCAGATGCAATTGCAGAAGGATACCAAGGAGCTACTATGCAAATTATGTCTTATCCAGAACCAACTGGTCCATCTAAATTGAGTTCTATAGAAGATGCAATTTCTTATTTGAAATCATTGCATGGGAAAATAACTTCTGCACAGAAAGGAATGGAGTTCTCTGAAATAGTAAATGATCTAGATGCAGCTAAGTCATCTATAAACTCTGCTATCTATAAACTTAAATTTCTTAGTTAATGGATAATCAAACTAGAAGGATATTACTTGAGAGAGTAAAGGCTTCTGGTTTCCCAGGGTCTATAATGGATGTGTTTCAAAACCCAACTATTTTAGACCAATATATAGCTGAGCAACAGCAACAACAAGAGCCAGTAGTTGCCCAAACTCCACAAGAACAAGAGCAAGGATTACGCCCGTATCACGAACAAGGGCAAGTAAATCAATCCATGGCTTTCCCTAATGTACAACCTGGGCAGAGCTTTAATACAGTAGGGATGAAAATTCCTATCGATATTAACAAGTACAATAATCAAGGACATCTAGTAGAATCTTATAAAGCTGTACCCCCTGGAATATCTAATCTTCCTACAGGGCCTAACGAGGGAATGGTAATTGAATCTCCTGCTAAAATGCAGAAAGGTGGAGTCAGACAAAAAGTTTACAATGACCCTTTAAAATTTGCAGAAGCTAACCGATTATATAATGACAGTTTAGATCTTTATACTCAATTTCCAGCACCAGAATGGATGAGTGGAAATCGTGCTATACCCTGGAGTGAAATAGAAAAAGAGTATAAAACTGATGACTACTATAAAGAGGTAATACGAAATAATAAAGTTGTCCTTGATCAAAGAAAGACAAAAAATAATATTGCCCCTGTTGGATTACTAGGAGTAACTGGGAATACAGAAACTTCAGATGCATCATATGATTACGTATATAAAAAACCAACCCAGGAACCAGTATATAAAGAAAAACAAAAAGAATACATCCCTACCAAAGCAGTTAAACTAGAAAGGGAACCTATAGAACTTATAATCCCTGAATCTGATAGGACACTTGACAGGTATAACAATACAATGCAAGTTTTACGTAGTGTCCAACAAGACGATCGAGATAAGCAAGGACCTAAAGTAGTTAAAGCTCCTAATTTTAAGTCTGGAGGATACATTAAAGGAGGATTAAAGAACAGAGTGCTATACAATAAAGCTAAGTATAAAAGATAAATTTATACTTTTTAACCATAAGTAAACCAATACCTTTGTATATATGGCAACCAAACAGAACGAAGAAAAATTAAGTATTTCAGACATTACATTCGACGATTTTATCGGGGATGGTCTAGAAACAAAAGAAAATGAAAGTGAAAGTGCTTCTAACGAACTTGATAACGATTCTAAGAAAAGGTCTCCTAAGAATGAAGACCTGGACGAAGAAGATGTCAATTCGGAAGAAGATTCTGATGAAGACGATGACGAGGAAGGAGAGGAAGAATCTCCTAGACCGTCTAGAAAAAATTCAAAAGAAGAACAAGACGACGATGATGTAAATGAAGGTGACTCTGACGAAGACT